GCTAAGAATCCAGCACCAAGTGCAAGACCTTTACCAAGACCCTTACTTAAGAATCGTTTAAAGAAACCACCCGCAGCTTTTTTCTCAACACTCTTTGCTGTCTTAGAACCTAAGAACTTACCCATCATGTGGTACTGCATAGCAGAAGACGCCACGCCACCAGCTGTTCCAACTAGGCTAGATACTGTTCCGCCCATACCGCCAGCATTAGGAAACGTTTGAAGAATACCTTTAAGGGTCATCAAACCCTTATTAACTGGACCAAGAAGATCTGCCATCTGGCTGTATTTATCATTAAGTGCTGCAGCTGTACGCAAGCTAGCATCATATCCACCAACAAGGCCTTGCTCTGTAGCAGCTAGCTTTCTATTCTCGCTAGAGTTATAACGGAAGTTTGCACGGATAGGGCTGCTTTGATCTACACCCATAAGGTTAAGCATTGAGTTAGGATCATGCATTTGAGATGCCGTAATAGCTTTACCACTAGATGCTCTAGCTACAATACCTGATTGAAGAGTTTGCATAAGAGCAGCGTCTCCACCAGAGAGGGCCTGCAAGGTAGCGTACCCACGACTGTTAGGGTTGAAAACCATAGCGGCTTGTTCTTTAGTTACTTTGCCGCCACGATATAAAAAGCTAAATGCTTGATTGATAAGCTCATTGGGTGGCTTAAGATTTCCTTGTGCATCACGTGCACGAATACCGGCACGCAAGAATGTCATGCCGTTTACTCCAGCCATTGCACCGGCAGCCTGCTCATTACTCATTCCAGTAATAGCACTAAGACCACCAAGTTGTCCCATAACATTTCTAGATGAAATGGAATTAGCTGTGTAACCACCGCTGTATGCTAAGTTCATTGCGGCCATGGTTGGGCCCATAGCACTTGTAGCTCCACCGCCTACTTGCATATTAGCTTGCATAATAGCTTGGCGGGAACTCATACCACTGATACCTGCATAGGTATCTGCACCCATACGCTGGGTTACTGCGGCCATGGTGTTAGGAGCCATGGACATGTAGGTTGAACCTACAGCCATAGCACCTAGACCAAGACCAACAGCTTTTTCTGTACGTGTAAAGGAACCTAAACCAAGACGACCTGAGCCAGGTGTTCCCTTAGACATTTGCCCGGTTGCCTCTTGGGTTTGTTTAATTCCCTCGCCCCAGGCTTTAACAATCTTATCTACATAGATGCTTACCTCTTTAAAGAGTTTAAGCATCTCTTTAGGTAGGTCTTCAAATGACTTGTCTCCTGACATGGTTGCTAAACCTTCAGGGTTATCTGAAGGCGTAAACATGTTTTGAGTTGCCATTTAAATCACCGCCTTATCCTATTTACTGCTCTATTCAACCAGTTGATTCGTTCTCTCATGCTGAGGTTACGAATCTCTGTTAGTGTCCAACCCGGATACTGCTGACTTAGTAAGTCCTGCATTTCCGTAAGCATGTCATAATCAAACTCGTTAGCGAAACAGATCCGCTAATGTTAGCGGAAGCGACACCTCCGAGTCGCAAGACTTGCATGCTATTTTAATGTCACTGAGTTGTGGTCCAGGATTGCGGTTTGTAATCTCCTGCAAGATGTCCTTACGATCCTTTAGGCTTAAATTCCTAACGGTATCTGTACTAATGACGGGTGCGCCATTAATAGACTTGATGCAGTTCTTTAGCATAAGTGTATCTAATTCTGCGGAGGTTTTGTTAGTAGACGCAACAATAGCTTTCTGGGTTAGTCCAGTAGGAAGCGTAACTACGACCTCTCCAATCTTGCAGGCTACCGTGAACTCACGATCCCCTTCAAGCTTCTTCATAGGAACATCTTTATCAAGGTCCACATGAAAGACTTGTTCTTCACCACAGTTTGGGCACTCCCCAGGTCCAAGTTTAATCTCAGATCCAAAGGTAGCTTTTCTAATAGCTAGGAGCAATAGCTCTCTATCTCCGGCGTACATTGCATCCAGAAGCTCTGGATCAACATCCTTGCCGCCAAGCTTTACTGTGGCTCGTTCTAAAATTGTAAGGAGAGCCTTACCGGTGTCTGTGATCTTAGAGATGATCTCTTCGTCCACACCGGTAAGCTCCCTTACCTCAGCGTTACTAATGATCCCTTCAAAAGGATCGTATAGTCCACCGAGTAGTTCAACGCTTGTATCAGAAGGTGGCGTAATCGAAACCTGAGGCTTAGATGACGCCACTTCCTGTTGAGCACTAGTCATTGCTTCAGCCGCTAGCTTGTTAGCTAGGGCTGGATTTTGTCCCGCATTTATAGTCGTACTTGTTGCCATGTTGTATCCCTCTTAGTTTAATTAAACGGTAAAGACCTTTGCTGAACCAGCTGCTGTGTAGTCAGTTCCGTAGTGTACATCAAAGCCTTCATGAACCAAAGTCATCTCTTCTACCATGAGTGTGTTAGCACCGGCATCTAGGTTGCTATAAGCAAGAGATGAAATCCATGCGTTATAGACCTTGAAGCGTAGAGAGGTGTGCTGGTCGTAAGGGTTTGTTGCTTGGGTTTGGCTATCAGATCCAACACCAGCTTGTGGGTTTGGATGGCTGAGAACCTGGATGTCCAAGTTACAACGGAAGTTAGCTCCAACACCTGTTGAGATGCTTGGTGTAAGAACTGTGAATAGACGCTTCATCCAAAGAGCATTGTCTGGCTGATCCAACATGACGCCCTTTGAGAGGCTGATTGGAGTAAACGCAGATTGTCCTGGAATCTGGTGCACGTTGGTGTTGTATCCACCTTCACGGTAAGCGATTGGTTCTGTTGTTACGCTTAGACCGGAAAGAGATACGAACCCCATAGTACCGAAGTTGGCTCCCCATGAAGCATCCTTGCCACCTGTTGGTGTGAATGTCACGAGGAACTTAAAATTACGTACTGGATCCGTAAGTAACGTACTTAGCGGATTATCTACTGGTGATGCCATTTGTCATTATCTCCTTTACGCTGTTGCGTTTCCGGTTAGTTGTCCAAGCTTGATGACAACGAACTCTGCTGGGTATTCTAGAGCGACACCGACTTCAATGTTAACTTTACCGGCTTGCATATCGGTAAAGCTAGTTGTTGTAGCATCACACTTTACATAGAATGCCTGGTTTGCAGTAGAGCCACGTAGTCCACCGTTTTGCCAATAGCTTAGCAAGAAGGCGTTGATAGTGGTGCGGATCTGCAACCATAGGCGTGAATCATTGTTCTCAAAGACCGCAAATTGAGTAAGGTCAGATAGACGCTTTTCAATGTAGATCAAAGAACGACGAATATTGATGTAACGGTTGTTTGGAGTATTGTCCAAAGTACGTCCACCCATAATTACAATACCTGCACCAGGTACCTGGCGAATAGGATTGATTGGGTTTGTTGAAGTATTGATTGCATCAAGTTCAGCATTTGTAAACAAGTGCTCTGTAGATACTGCAAGAGCAATCTTGTTGTTAAGACCAGCAGGGGTCTTAGCTGGGCTACGTGATGCATCTGTTGCTAGGTACTGACCTACGACTGCAGCTCCTGGAGCCTGTAGACGTGTAGCACCTGCTGACTTAGTTGGGTCTGGAATGTTAATCCAAGGCCAGTAAGCTGCAGCAATTCCACCTGCAGTTGAAGCTGCAAAGTTAGCTACTGTTGCATCAATTTCTGTTTGAGCCGCTACTGCTGTTGCATTTCCTGCAACAGTATCAATAACCACAAACGCATCATTACGGCTAGCTGCATAAATTACAGCATCTCCGTGAATTGAAGATGAGACTGAGTAGTCTGAGTTATAAGAAGCATCTGGTGCGTACATAACTAGTGGGTTATTTACAGAGTCAAATGTTGGCCATGCAGCTGAGTAGTCTGTACGACCTACAGCAGCTCCGTTAGTTCCACCGCTAAAAGCGACTGCAGATGGCATAGTTCCTGGGAACTTAGTGCCGTCAATTCCTGTTGCAGGAACATTAACTAAGGCTGAAGCAGTATTGATAATAGAACGGAAGTAGTTCTTATCAGTAGAGTCCATGCTTAGATCTGTATAGCTCTCGACTAGGACATTGCTTGTAACACCGTTAACAGTCACTACCTGGTAGATATTCAATCCAAAACGGCTTGAAGTACCTGCAGATACGATCTGTGCTTGGTAGCCTGAAGACCATGAGCCTGCGTTAATAGCGTTGAGTGTAAAGACAGTTGCTGAGCTAGTTGTTACTGTAGCTGTAGCTGTAGCACCTGTTACAGCTGTGCCTGTGGCAGCATTTGTAACTGTGAACTGAGTTGCTGAACGAGTTGCAATAACAACGTTTGTTAGGTTAAATGCTGATGTTGAAAGACCAGTAATAGATACTGTCTGTCCAGCTGTGAAAGTGTTGTTAGCTGTATAAGTTACAGTTCCTGAAGCTGCAGAAGCTGCAGTAACAGTTGCTGTAAGAGTAGTTCCAGTACCATCAGTAATGGCTAATGTGCCTGCTGCTGATCCTGTACCTACTACACGCTTAACATAAAGACCACGACCACCATTAGCAAAAAAGTTATAGGCAGCCCAGGTTGTTGGGTAAGAGTCGTTTAGTCCACCAAAAGTGTTGACAAAGTCTGACCATGCAGCAAGATATACAGGTGCTAGCGTAGGTCCTTTTGGAAGCGAACCTGCAAAGGCACCGACTGCGCTGCTGAAATCAGCAGGAGTAACAGTCTGTGGCAATGCAACTTCTTGGATATAGACTCCGGGACGACTGAATGTAGCCATTCGGGTTTACTCCTTAGGGTTAGGTTGTTTTCTTAGTGGGGCGGAATTAGTTAGTAATTGTGGTAAAGGGGGTGTTTTGATATTTGTACGAGATTATAGGACTCTCAAGTACTTGGTATACCTGAGTGAGTTGATCCGGAAACAGTTCAGAACTGATTCGGATGTTGTATACATTACTAAAGAGGCGCTTGCCACCTTCAGTCGTATCTCTTTTTGAGAAACCCAGCATGTCCAAACGACGGTTAGTACCATCTTGAGGAACAGGCAGTTGCCCAAATCTAAGTGGAAGTCTACCAGTAGAGAACAGACTAGCCATAATCTGTCGGTCATGTCGAGGCTGACGTGACCAGGTAGAGATCTGGTAGATAAGATCTACCGGGATAGGAAAGTTAACATTAGTGATGATGGTGCCATCGCCATCTCTTTCTACAGTTGCCCCTTCAGGAACGTATGTAAGAGGTACATACCCACGATGAGCACGCTCAGGATCTTCACGGACCCCTACAAGATCTAAGGTGATATATGGATAGGTCTGGCTACGGATATCTTTATCCGGCTGGCCATAGTACACAGCTACAGGACGGGCAGAGTTACCGCCGTCTGAGACCGTAAGACCCTGTAGCAAGTTCTTTAAAGCTTCATCTTCATTAATTAGAAATGGCATTAGTTCATGATTCCTAACGTAAAGGTTCTCAAAGCAGGAGAAGGAGGTATGGAAGAAGTTCCATACTCTAGGGTTAGGATAGTATCTTCTAGGTGCTCAGGATACTTAATGCTATGAGTCTTATCATCATAGTCCATTCGGATCTCATTGATGATCTCATCAGGCCAAGAATAGGCGTTAAGATGTTCACGAAGTCTGGCTGTATAGGATTCTGTGATCTGCTTTTCAGCTACACGGATTGCTTGCTCGAAGTATGCTTTTACACTAGCCACGGTTGCGAATCCAGTTCGAGAGCAGATAACCTGCGACAAAACCGGCGAGAACTTTCTTTTCTCCGCCTTGGTTCAGTCCAACTGCACCACGAATGAACTCTTCTTTATCGGCATCGGTCTCTTCACGAGCCAGCCGTTGAGCTAGGTAAATCATAATTCCTCCATAGGAAGGCGCAAGGTGTAGCAGCAGGGTTCCGGATTACTCCGGCGTCAATAGCAATCATAAAGCAAAAGAGCCCCTTTCGGGGCTCTAAAACTTACTTCTTTTTGGCTTTTCTAGCCTTGCATTCCTTACACTTACCGCAGGTGCAAGCCTTGCCCTTTACCTTCTTGGCTAGCTTAGCGTCGTTCTTTTCATCCTGCTTTTCAAACTTCTTCTTTTGAGCCGGGGTCATACCCTTCTCAAACTTCTTGTCGTTGTGAGCCATTACATGCCTTTCTTTTTAACCATCGAAGACTTCTTAGCCTTAGACGAAGTAGATTTTTTAGCAAACTTCTTATTTGCTTCCTTTAAGGTCTTCATTCCATGCTTATCTTTTGGCTTACCGCAGCCACAGGTTGCACACATTATTTCTTACCTTTCGTATGAGGGTTATTCTTATGCCATTTCTTTGTTGCCTTAACACCCTCTTGGATTGTCTTAGCCCCAGCCTTCTTGGTCAGGTTAATCTTATCCCACTTAGGGTCATTCTTACCAGCATGGTCAACTATAACATCGCCTTGCTTGTTCTTCTTAACGTCGTGGACCTTGCCACTAACCTTTATTTTTGCCACTCTTCTTCTTCACCTTCTTAGGAAGCTTCTTACCCTTGGGGGTATGTTCTTCCCACTTTTCTGCCATCTTGGGATCGTTAGCATACATCCATTTACGTTGAGACTGGGACTTGAAAGGCATTTTAAACCTGTGAGTAAAGAACTGATACGGCGTTAGCCGCTGTTCCTGCTGAAGAAATAGCGTAGATAACATCACTTGCTCTTACCCATAATTGGTAAGTTGTACCGGCGGCTACAGTGTGGCCTTTATTTGCCCCACTTACAGAAACTGTACTAT